TACTAAATCATCGGAGCCATCATTAAACTGGAAAGATAATATTGATTGGTCAGAGTTAGGTAAAGTAGTTAAAATTGCTACACGCTTTTTAGATAATGTTATTGACGCAAACTATTACGCAACGCCCGAAATAGAAACTATGACTAAAGCCACCCGAAAAATTGGGCTTGGGGTTATGGGATTCGCTGACTTACTTACCCAACTGCGTATAGGTTATGATACAGATTCCGGTCGTCAAGTTGGTAGAACTCTTATGGGGTTCATCCAAGACGTTGCTGATGATGCATCTCGTAGTTTAGCGGAGGAACGAGGCGTTTTTCCTGCATGGCGTAACAGTGATTATTCTTCTCAAGACGAGAAATTTAGAAATTCTTGCCGCTTAACGGTTGCTCCGACAGGAACTATTTCTATGCTTGCGGATACCTCAAGTGGGATGGAGCCAACCTTTGCGCTTGCTTGGCGTAAGATGAACATCCTAGAAGGGGAAACTTTATACTACGTTAATAAATATTTTGAGACAGATGCCAAACTATATGGTTTTTATTCAGATGGATTAATGGACTACATTTCAAATGGGGGGTCTATAAAAAATCGTTCCGATGTTCCAGAGTGGGCTAAGGAAGTTTATGTTACTGCGGGAGATATTTCTCCAGAGGCACATGTTAAAATGCAAGCAGCTTTCCAAGATTCTTGCGATTCTGGTATATCTAAAACGATAAACTTTGCGAATGACGCAACCATTGAAGATGTATCTACTGCGTATATGACAGCATGGGAGAATAATTGTAAAGGTATTACGGTGTATAGATCGGGGAGCCGTGAGAAAGAAGTACTAGTAAAAGCGGACTCCCCTGAACAAGGTGTATTAGAAGGATTTGACGTAGATTACGCATCGTTACAGATAGCAAATAATGAACCTTGTTGTGATAATGTATATCTAATAGAAGAAGGTGGGTGCGTAACGTGTAAATCTTGTGGTTGGAGTAAATGTCACATAGCGTAAATTTTAGTTTTTGTAGTATAATAGTTAAGCTAAGTAAGGAGAACAGTAATGACATTAGGTAATATTCTTAGAGAACGTGATGAGCAATACATTGCTAATAGAGATGAGTCTGGAACGTGGCGTATCTTAGATTCGTGGAATGATTCACTAAAAACAATTAATCCTGAAGATGATATTGATGATACAAATGACGCAGTAATGCTTTTATCTGAAGGAGCTTTTATTTCATTGATGAAAGAGGCGGGTCGTTTAGGTATTCTAGATAACGTGTCTGATTCAAGTGGACAATCTACAGCCGAAATAGATGAAATAATTGTTGATTATAATGCCACCAAGGAGCAGGTAGTGGAACTAAAGAAACAACTTGCAGAAAGTGCTGATGAATTAGCGAAAATACGAGTACATTCCCAACATTTTTATATTAAAGAAAAAGCAATGGATACAGTGTTAAAATTAGCGGGGATGGATACCATAGTTTCGCAACGGTTTAATGATCTAGGTAAGGATTAATTTATGAAACTATCTGAATATATGCCAGAAATGCCCGGAATGGCGCAGCAAATGATAGATATGAATGAGGGTTTAAACTTCATTCAATTGATGAAACAACAGGGCGATACAGGCTCTGCCCCATCTATCGGTCTTGACCACATTGTTAATACATGGGTTCGCCATCAGATGGCATACAGGCAACAGCTTGTTCAAGATTTACAGACAATTTCATATTCCGTTGCTGAGATTCGTACTGCTCTAGGACACATAACCAGTGAAGTGTTTAGAAGGGGTATGGAAATTCATCCTAAAGACAATAAATCTGATCGTGGTCAATTAAAAGTTTTCAATGAATTTCTAACAGATGCTAATATATTTGATCAAAGCCTTGAAGCGGTTTTGCGCCAATTCCATACTGATATAAATACAGTGGATGATGGCTTTTTATATCTAATGAAAGAGTATTATGATGATGGACACGGCATTCGATCTAAAGTTAAAGAAATCCGTAGGTTAAATCCCGCCCTTGTAGAATTTGATTTAGATCAAGCGGGACTACCGAAGAATGCACACTGGGTTTGCCCGTTAGATCGTAGTGACGTTGAAGAAACGCCCGGAAAATCTAAGAAAGGGCATGATCGAGTTCCTGCGATGTATAAATATTACCACAGGAACCAACACATTTATCTACGGGATACTGAAATTATACATGTCTCTAAGTTCTCACCGTCCGAAACTTACGGATGGTCACCTATCCTAACAGTATTCGAGAAATGTCTAACTCTTATTGGTATGGATAAAAACTTATATAGGTATTTCTTTGAACGTAAGATGCCAGCTTCTATGCTTATGGTTACTACTGACGATGCGGAAAGCTTACGTAAGGAACGAGAACACATTGCGGCACAAACTAGGCTAGACCCAAACTACATTCCTATGGTTGCGGTTTCCAGTCGGAACCAACGTGGTAGAGTAGACCTTGTAAGATTGTTCCATACGCTACAAGAGATGGATTACCTTCCAGTCAAGGAAGAGATTCGTGAGCGTGTTGGCGCAGTATGGGGCGTAACTCCTGCGTGGCAGGGCGCACCTGAAGCTTTCGGTGGGTTATCTACCCAGACGCAACAGTTAGTGGTTATGAGTCGTGTAGTAGAATCTGATCAAAGACTATTCCATGAAAAGGTATTTCCTAAGATACTAAAAGCATTTGGTATCACAGATTTTGATTTAGTCTTACCAACACCAGAAGAAAAGGCAGAAGCTACACGTATTAGTTTTGCACAACAGCGGGTAGGAATTGCTAGTCAGTTATCCCAATTAGGGTTTGATATAAAACTAAAAGAAGAAGATGTGGATATTACTGAAGCGGAATTTGTAGTTGGTGGTGACATGGCGCAAATGGTTCAAATGCAAGCGCAAGGTCAAGCGTTGCAACTCCAACAACAAATACAGCAACAACAACAGGCAGAGCAACAAGCAGAGGCGGGTGGCGCTCCTGAAGGTGGCGGGGAAGAGGGAGGCGCTCCTGAAGGCGGTGGAGAAGAAGGCGGTGGAGAAGGCGGTGGAGAAGGTGAGGCGTTACCTGATATCCAAGCTATGGAAAAATCTATACCAGCCTCAGAGCGTAAATTCAAGGGGCGCACTGGTGGGCGTACTCCAGACTGGCATGACAAAGCTCCTAACGAAGAACGGGATGTAGATGAGTGGGCGGATGCACGGAAAGAGAAAGCAGAGAATCGAGCTTGGGGGTTAGAGATAACTAAAACATGGATTCAAAATTTGAATGAACAAGGGTTCCACGCTCCTACTATTAGAGAAGTATCTCCCGATGGTTCACAAATGTGGTTCATTGAAAAGGGTGTAGACTATGTAGCGGACTTATCTTCTAATGGTTTAGGTGAGATAAAGAAGGCAACATTCATGGTTCCTTTCCCGAATCAATCCCCAACTAATCCAACAGTAAGTTATGATCCGTCAGGGTCTAATAAACGTAAAGACCCCAACGATGATGTAGATGACGACAATGAGGACGATTAACCATGGCTGAAGATAAAATGGAAAACCTTGCGAGGAGTTACTTACTTCAGTTACTTGACACGGGTACGGATAAGGTGAAATTTCTGCGTACCTTTGAAGTTTATTCGCACTATCTCCCAAAAGATGAACAACGATCTTTATTGCAGAGATGGTTAGATACTGATAAGTTGTCAACACCCGCAGAGATAGAGTAATGCCTATACGCCAACGAGACAACAAATGGTATTGGGGGAGTAAGGGGCCATTTTCATCTCGTAAAAAAGCGGAGGACGTAGCACAAGCAGCACACGCATCGGGTTATGTTAGCAAGTTCTTAGAGTTTACTAAACAAACCGCTAATCCTTTAGGCGGGATACAACCACTAGGAGAAGAATCAGAAACTCCTAAAAATCAAGCGGCATTACAAGTCCCCTCCGAACGAAGAGTTTACCTAGTTGAGGGTGAGCCACCTCCTAAAGGAAAGGACGGTGAGCCTGTTCCTACCTTTGAAGGGCCGAAGGGCGGGACATTTTATGATGAATCATCTATCCCAGAAGCACAACAGGGGTTCCAAAAATATAAAGCGGCTGTAAATGATTTACAAGAAGCTTATGGAGACATGGGACTTGATGGCATTGAAGATGATATGAATAGAGCTAGACATGAGGTGTCTGATGTGAGAAGAGATATAGAACGTGCGTTGCGGGATACCGCAGAAGGCCAAGTTATTGACAAGCTAAAACATGAGTTCTATATGAAAGGTCAGGCGTATAAAAAGAACCTAATGGATTTACATCGTGAATCAGAAGGTCTTGATCCAGATGATGAGATCGACCAGAGCAAGCGACTAGAGATTGCCCAGCAAGCTGATGAAGATATGAAGCTTTCTAAAAAAGATCAAGCGGCTTTAGATGACTGGACAGAGAAAGTTCAGGGGGAACTAGCTAAACACCCTAAAGTGAAAGCAGCAGTCCAAAAACATAAAGACCTACAAGATAAATTTGAATATGCCCACGAAGCTGAAGTAAATGTAGGCCGGGAGTTAATAGATAATTTTAAAAAACATGGGTTTGATATTGACGGGACACGAGTTGATATTAGTCCGGACTTAAAAATTGGGTCATCAAAAGATTGGATACACTTAATGCGTTCCCGGTATGGTATTTTAAGGGATCAGGAACCGGGGGCGGGAGAAAGATTCGCAGCAGCGACTGCTGATGTCAGGCTTGCTGGGCAATTCTTTGGAAAGGTACATGCTGCGTCATGGTTAGGCGATGCCGAAAAAGCCGGGACTTTCCTCATGGAACCTAAAGAGTTTAGTAATCTTACGAAGCTC